TTCTGGATGACAATGCGGGGGTACGAGAAGTGGCGCAGAAGCCTGCGAATGGCTTCCAGGATCGTCAATCGGCATAAGATTCCAGTTTCATTTATCGAGTTGCACCACCACTGGTTCAACCGAGAGTGCGATATGGGGGTCGCGGACGACGTAAAGAAGTCCATCGAGCTCTGTGATACGCACCCAGAAACCGTGTTGCATGAACTGGCGCACTTGTGGACGCAGGATTATCACACGAAGTCCTGGGCCAGGCACTTATTCATGTTGCATAAGGAATATTTAAGCAAGGAAGAGGTTGCGTTCTTCCAAAAAGAGACCGTACGACGGTACAAGACAGCGAGGGAACTTGTCGAAAGTGGGGAGATTAAGAAGCTCTGCATTTGCGGCAGGAGGGTTCATTGACGAGGTGGGTACTAATACTGATCCTAACAATCGTAGCGTGTCCAGTGAGCGTAATGGCGCTCGAGGACACCGACGAGTGGGACCAACAGATCGACGCGAACGGGACAATCACGCTGAGCGAAGGGCAAATCCTTATCGAAGGGTCAAACAACGTATTGACAGGCCAGCCGTGGATCAACACGACGACTGGGATTACGACGGATTCATCGATTGGAGAGACTGCGAGCTTTGATTGGACCTTTTGGACCACAGACAACGCATATTACGACCGCCCGCAGGTTATCTGGGACGGTGTATGGACAGATCTTGCAAACCACACGCAGCAAGCAAGCGGAACTAGCAGCGGATACATTACCGCTGGTGGAATTTTTGGGTTTCGCATCCTATCCCTGGACTCATGCTGCGGAGCTGGGTTCTTGCAGATTAGCAACACAACCTGGGTTGTAGGGCCAGCGCCCACTCCAACGCCAGAGCCAAGTTCGGAGCCATCAATTGATCCATCTCCAGAGCCGAGCCCAACGCCAGAGCCTACGCCCGAACCGACGCCGACGCCGACACCTGAGCCGACGCCTGAACCGAGTCAAGAGCCAACGCCAGAGCCAGTTCCTGATCCAACTCCTGAACCGACTCCAGAGCCTGAGCCCTCAGTAGAACCAGAGCCAAGTGAAGAGCCAGAGCCGACTGCCGAGCCCGAGCCGTCGGAAGAACCAACAGTTGAGCCTACAGAAGAGCCTGAACCTGCTCCTACTGAGCAGCCTGCTCCTGAACCTGATCCTGTTGATGAATTTGACATTGTCCTGCCAAGCCTAGACGAGGCTATTGAGGCAGTAGGAGAAGTATTCGAAGCACTAGCCAACATCGGAGAGATCGGGAAGGATCTTGATGCGGGGGAAAAGGCAGCCGCTCAGCCAGTAGCTGTGGCGCTTGTAAGCACCCAAGTCGCAGCAGCTGCCGCTGCGGCCGCAGGAAGGATCAATCGCCGTGTTTAAGAACATTATTTTAGATTTAATCGGGGGCGCGTGGACAATTCTGGGCCTTCTCTTCGCAGTCGTTGTACTGCCTGAAGGTCAGACACAGACCACGATGGGAACCATTTTCGCCCTCTTGACAATCGCATGGCTCGTCACGGGGCCACTACGCTGGAAGGAATAACATGAAGTTTAAGGTCAAGTCGCAACTCGATCACGTGGAAAAAGGCGGCATTCTCGACGACTGCGGCCCGTCTAGCACGGCAGCGGCCGTCGCGTGGGCATCCAAGTATGTGGTCGATCCGTCTGCGGGGGATGGCATCAAGGCCAAGGCGAAGGCGACTGGATTCGTGGAGAAGGAGGGCGTGTCCGACAACGGCTCGTCGCTCGGCGATCTTATTAAGACGGCCAAGGAACTGGGGGCGAAGGCTCGCTACGCCAAGTCGTGGGACGACGTCGTCCTCTCGGCCCATCGTGGAGCGGGCCTTATTGTTTGGGTCCAGCAAGCCGTTGATTATCCTGCAGTCGAGATCAGTGAGTGGCACAAGAAGTGGCAGAACTACTGGCTCAAGAAGGACAAGAAGCACATTTCCCAGGGCTACGGCCACATGACCGCTGCCGCATGGGACGCCGTTGACGGATGGCAGTGGGCTTGCCCCACGCGCTCAGGCAAGGGCAAGGAGAAGTTCGGGGTCGTTGTGACCGAAGAGCAGCTCAAGCAGATTGCTGCGAGCAAGAAGAAGATCACGGGTGGCGCTGCACACAAGCACGTCGTCATCGTGGAATGGAAGTAGGAGTAAACATGTACGCAGATTTTAAGGCATGGATTAAAGACATCAAGGACAACACTGGCATCGATGAGGCCCTCGTTGAGTTCCTCCGCACATTTGTGACGGTTTCAATCTCAGTGGCCCTTGGTCTTGGCATCCCGCTTCTAGACATTTCTGGTGGCGACTTCCGCACGATTATCTCGGCGGGTCTTGCCTCGGGTCTCCAGATCCTTGTGAAGTACCTCGATCCTAAGAACACCGCGTTCGGTGTAAAGGAGAAGTCCCCAGAGGAGAAGGAAGCTGCTGACAAGCAGTTTGACATTTAATGGCTAAGCGCGGTACATTCGGCGGAACCCGATTTGGCGGACCAGGGTACGGTAAGGCTGGATTCAAGCGTGGGTTTGGCCGAGCATCGTTTGGCCGAAAAGCAGACATTGGTCTTGGTGGCGGTATTGCCAAGGACATGATGGACTTTTTTAAGGACATGCAGTCTGGCAAGTTTGGCATGACTAAGACGCCGCAGGCAGGTTTGCCTACTGAACGCCAGCCAAGGCGAAGGCCAAGTCCAGTAGAGGGTCCTCTTTATGAGGCGCCAGCGTTTGTTCAGAATCCTTATTACGACAGCCCAGACACACCAGTGCCTGGGTCAAAGATGGGGCCACCAAAACCAACTGGCACGCCAAAGAGCAAGCCAGCTAAATTCCGACCGAAGCTTACGAGAGGAGCACGATAATGCCAATGGTTGAAGGGAAGAAGTTCCCATACACGAAGGCTGGCAAGGCTGCCGCCAAGAAGGCCTCAAAGAAGCACGAGAAGTCTGAAGGCAAGATGGAGCGCGAAGTCGAGTACGGCAAGAAGTCCAAGAAGGGCAAGCGTGCCTCCTAAGAAGGGACTCTACGCCAACATCAACGCCAAGAAGAAGCGGATCGCCGCTGGCTCTGGCGAGAAGATGCGAAAGCCTGGCTCTAAGGGTGCGCCTACTGCCAAGGATTTTAGGGAATCGGCCAAGACGGCTAAGAAGAAGTAATGCCAAAGTCTGCGGCATGGCAGCGCAAGGCTGGCCAGAACCCAAAGGGCGGATTAAACGCAAAGGGTCGCGCATCCTACAAGGCGCAGACTGGCGGGACGCTAAAGGCCCCAGTTAAAAGCGGGGACAACCCGCGAAGGGCCTCGTTCCTTGCTCGGATGGGCGGAATGCCTGGTCCAGAGCGAGACGAAAAGGGCCGACCGACAAGACTCCTCCTAAGCCTTCAGGCGTGGGGAGCAAGCAGCAAGGCTGACGCAAAGGCGAAGGCGCGTGCGATCAGCGCACGAAATAAGGGGAAGGACAAGAGGGTTGCGAGTTGACCTCACGCAAGGATCTATTGCACACGATTTGGCTCTCGGCCGCACTGACGTCGAGTTCTTTGCTCGCAGGTGGCTTGGCATCCAGGGAAACCCTGGACAGGTCGAATGGTGGAAAGCCTGTGCAGAGCGAGATGAATCTGGGTGGAGACCGAGATATCTCACGACCGTCGTCTCAGCTGGAAATCGTGCGGGGAAAACGCTGGCGATGGCGGTCATCTGTTTTCATCATGCCTTCTACAAGCTCGGGTCTAAATCCCCCGACGGATCTGACAACGACGCTCGACGTTGGATGAGTCAGCCGTATGAGTGGTATCATATCGGCATCCAGCAGGAGACAGCAGAACTAGTTTACAGGGAGCTCTCGATTATGCTCGAGGGTATCCATCCAGCCCAGAAGGGGAACGGTTGCCCGCTCACGAAGGAGATCGGGGCAATTGCAACATACGACAAGAAGTACCGAGGGGAGTATCCGTGGATCAAGATTCACCCAACGTTCGGCGGGGCAAACATTCACTTCCGAACAACGCAAGACAAGGCCAAAGCGCTGCTTGGGAAAGACATGCACGGAATTTCCTTCGACGAGGCAGCGTTCGAGCCCTATCTGGACTTGATCTACCAAGAGGTGCTGAACCTACGGCGGCTCTCTACTGGCGGGCCCTTACACTTCATCGGAACGCCAACGGAGGGTCAGAACTTCTACGCGGACTTGTGGGATCGGGGAGACCCGAACAACCCGATGAGGGACCCGCAGTTCAGGAGCTTCAGGCTATCGACAAGGGATAACGTCGGGTACGGCTTGTCAGCCGATACATTTGATGCTATCCTACGCCAGCAGGATGCGTACCTTATCCCGCAGAACATTGATGGAGAGTTCATTGAGGCTAGAGAGTCTTTCTTCTCGGCAATCGCAGTGGACAAGTGTTTCAGAGATGATCTTACCGATGACGTTGCGCCAGCTGTCGGACGACGGTACGTGCAAGGAGTCGACCCTGGTATTTCTGCCGACTCGACGTGGGCTGTCACGGTTGACTATTCAGATCGCCAAAATCTACGCGGCGTCCGAGCTCGACGACGAGGAGGGAAGCAAACTATCCCTGCCGTTGTTAATATGGTGAGGGAGAGCCACCTACTGTATAATCAGGATCGCTCGTTCTGCACCACCGTCGTTGACTCCACTGGTCTGGGCGGTCGGTTGTTCCAACAAGAATTCAACGTGATCCGCCCGATTCGCGGGGTGGACTTCGGGGGAACAAAAGCAAAGAAGCTTGACATGCTACATGATCTCAAGTCAATTATTGACAAAGGCCAAATTGCGTTCCCACGCATTGGCCCGTGGATGGAGATGCGCAAGCAACTCCTCGCGTACAAGCTCAATGACAAGAAGCTGGAAACAGACGCAGTCATGGCGCTCGCACTTGCTGTGCGTCACGCATTGAGGAATCCCGAGAAGGCAGTAGAAAACCCAACCTTCTCCTACTACGGAGCAGTTGATTAATGGCAAAGATTCGTCGCATCCCACGTGCGTTCCAGGATACCAAGGGAATTCCTGGGCAATACACCACCGACCCCGCCGTAGCGCCGCCTGCCCAGATTGAG